CACCAACCACTACGGTCTGCCAGAGACCATCACAAACGTGCTGGCTCGCCCTCAGTATTCCAAGGGCAAGGCCAACCTGTCCGTCACCGAGTTGATGAGCAGCCCTCGCATCGTCCAGCTCAAGCGCAAGCATTGGGAGGACCTGACTGAGGACGCAAGCGACATGGTGTGGAGCCTGTTCGGCACCGCTGTGCACAACATCTTGGAGCACGGCAAGGACGAGCACCACATCGTTGAGGAGCGCATGTTCACCGTGGTCAATGGCTTCACCATCTCGGGTGCCATCGACCTGCAGGAAGTCTACGAAGACGGCACGGTGCTGAGCGACTACAAGACAACCAGCGCGTACGCAGTGGTGAACCAGAAGATCGACTGGGAGTACCAGTTGAACTGCTACGCATACCTGCTGCACAAAGCCAAGGGCGTGACGGTCAAGAAAATCCAGATCGTTGCCATCGTCCGTGACTGGGCACGCCGCGAAGCATCACGCGAGGGCTACCCCAAGGCACCCATTACGGTGATCGACATCCCACTGTGGCCGGTGGAGCGCCAAGAGGCCTACATCAAGCAGCGCATCCACCTGCACGAGTCCGCCTTCTTCGACATCGAAGTGGGCAGCGATGTCGCACAGTGCACATCAGACGAGATGTGGGAGCGCCCAACTTTTTATGCCCTCAAGAAAGAGGGAAACATCAGAGCCACGAGCGTTCACGAGACGCCGGAGGCAGCAGATCAATCTCTTGCATTGGCAACCGGAAAGGCCAAGAAGGGTGAGAAGTTCATCGTGGAAATCCGTCCCGGTGATCGAGTCCGTTGCAGCAACTTCTGCCAAGTGGCGGAGTTCTGCGATCAACACAAAGCGTATCTTTCAACCAAGGAGAAAGTAAATGAGTGAAAACAGAGAACTGAGTTACGGCGAAAAAGCCGTGGGCCTGACATTCAACCCAAGCAATGACGATGCAGTTGCTCAGTGCAAAGCCGAGTTTGCCAAAGTCATCGACCGCATGAATGAACTGCGCCAAGCAGTCAACACCAATCCCGAGATCGCACGCATGTGCAGCATCGCAATCACCGAAGCACAGACCGCACAGATGTGGGCTGTCAAAGCAATCACTTGGAAATTTTAAGGAGCATCATCATGGCAGCATCAACCCGCATCTACATCGTCACCAGCACTGACGGCGCAACACGTTTGGTCAAGGCGACAGTGGCATCACAAGCCATCACGCACGTAGCCAAGAACGCATTCACGGCCCGCGTCGCATCGCAAGATGATCTGGTCCAAGCATTGGGCAACGGCGTCAAGGTCGAGGCCTATGGCGAGACAGCTCAAAGCGAGCTGGATGTCTGAGGCAAATCATGGCCCTCACAGTAACGGCAAACTCGTTCACACATGAAAACATGATGGTCAACACGACCACCTCAAGCCACTCGTATGAGCGAGAGATGTACGAGCGAAACATGCAATACCGCCGACAAGAAGAAGAGCATCGCCGCATGCAAGCTTGGGCGATAACCTCTGCCGGTCATCAGCCAACCATCGAGGTGCCAAAGTCCGACCCCAATGATCCACTGGCCTTTCTTAAAAAGGCAGACAACAAACTTTTACTCACTGGAGAAACATCATGAAACTCAAACCATTCGCAGAAATCATCGCCCTGTCCAAAGAGAAGCTGGCCGAGTCGCTGGCACCCATCCGCGCACGCAAGATGAAGAGCCAAGCCGAGCTGGAAATGGCCAAGCTGGACGACGAGCTGGTGCGCCTTGAGGCAGACATCCAAGAGCAGTGCTCCAAGGAGGACATCAACTTCCCCGCCCTGCTGGACAAGCTGGACAAGGTTGCGCTGCTTGAGCGCCGCAGGGATCAGTACGAAAACGTAATGTCTCAGCTTTTCCCAGCTAAGCAGCAATAAAAGGAGCACCCCATGGGCTGGATAATTACCGCAGTCGTCTGTATGGCTGCATGGTTCAATCACATCTTCACTTGCTTTAGCGAGGGCCTGTGGGGCTTCCTTCTGGCGGGTGCAATCATGTTCCCAATCGGCATTCTCCATGGCATGTGGCTGTGGTTTAAATAAGGAGACAGAGATGAGTGCAGACATCATGAAACAAATCGACTTGCTCGTTGAGTCGAAGACCTTTAACTTGGACGCCCTTGAAGGCATCAAGCAGATCAAGGACAGCCTTAAGGACACGTTGAGCAGCCTTCAAAGACTGCAAGACAAAGAGCTTGTTTACATCCGAGATTTGTCGCTTGAGGAGTCCAAGAACTCAGAGCATGCGGCAGAGATTACCGACCTCAAAAAGCAAATTGCAGAAATGCGCAGCGCCGCAGAAGATGGCAAGGCCGCACGCTTTGAGTCCGACAAACACAAAGCTGTAGCCGATACTTGGCAAAGCGCCATGGCGATGGTGTTCAAGCCGAGCGCTGTGCGAGAAACCATCCAGCGAAACCACTCCGTTATGGTGTCAACCCCGAACGGCGGTAGCTATCCGCAAAGTGTCGCCAACCAAGACCACATCGTGCGGGAGGACGCATGAAAGTCAAAGACCTCTTCCAGACATTCGACATCAACCCGATCAGCGCAGACCCAATGCACGGGCCAATCACAGATGAGCTGCTCCAGTACATGCAGCAACGCAACGAAGAAAAGCGCCAGAAGTCCATCGAGTTGCTCGGTGACAGATGGCTGCTCCACCCCAAAAACCAACAGCAGAAAGAAGTAAATGTCCGTTCATAAAAAACTCATGGAGGCCCGCATTGAATTGCAGGGCACCCAGCTCAAGAAGTCAGGCCTCAACAAGTTCGCAGGCTACAGCTACTTTGAGCTTGGAGACTTTCTCCCAACCATCCAAGCCATCTTCAACCGGCTGGGTTTGTGCGGCGTGGTGTCCTATAGCATCGAGTACGCCACACTGACCATCACCGACACCGAAGACGGAACAGTGATCGTGATCACAAGCCCCATGGCCGAGGCCAACCTGAAGGGCACCCACCCCATCCAGAACCTTGGCGCGGTGGAGACGTACAGCCGCCGATACCTGTGGATGACCGCCATGGAGATCGTCGAGCACGATGTCCTTGACGCCAGCACAGGCTACGAGGAAACGGCCAAGCCCAAGGCAGCGCCTGCAAAGACAGCAGCCAAGGCATCGCCCCCTCCGGCCAAGATCGAGGGCAAGGAAGGCCCATGGCAACTGAAGGTTTCGATTGAGCCAGAAGGTTCATTCGCAGACTGGGCCAGCATCGTGATGGACGCCACCAAGCTGGGTCTGGAGCAGGCGGCAAGCGAGACTGATGTGATGGCCCTGTTCAGAGTCAACAAGAACATCTTCGACCGCATGAAGGCGGAGCCGGACAGCTCTTCTTACGAGGTCCTCATGGAAGAATTTAAAACAGCACGCAACAAATTTAAGGGGCAAGCATGAACAACATCACCATCGCAGGCGGCTTGGGCCGTGACGCCGAGCTCAAGTACCTGAACAACGGCGACCCCATCTGCAACTTCTCTGTGGCCGACAGCCAAGGTCGGGACAAGGGCACCATCTGGTGGAACTGCACCCTGTTTGGTAAGCGCGGTGAAGCGCTGGCGCAGTACCTCACCAAGGGTCAATCTGTCACCGTGGTCGGCACCATCACCGAGCGCGAGTGGCAGGACAAGGAAGGTGCTAAGCGCAAGTCCATGGATGTGCGCGTGAGCGAGATCGCACTGCAGGGTGGCCGTAAGGATGCCGAGCCGCAGGAAGAGCGCCGCACAGCAACCAAGCCAGCGCCGGTTGAAATGGACGACAGTGATTTGCCTTTCTGACCATGAAAACGCTGCAATACGAGGCTGTCAAGATCGCGATGAAGCAGGATAAGACCGGCATCATCCTGACCTTGAACATCCACCCAGACGACCTGCCAACGGAGCTCATGCGTGACTTCGTTGGCGCAAGATACCAAGTGGTTATGGTGAGACTGAACGGCGACGATAAGCCAATGAACAGGGATGCGGAATACCACCGCGACCCGGTTCGCACCGCAGGCATTCTGTGCCGCGATAAACAGTTCGCGCAGTACCTTCACAGCAAAGAACAAATCTTTGAAGTGAAGGAAGCTGACGTGATCGAGTGGCTCAAGGGTGAGCTGGATATCGAGTCACGAACCGAGCTGAAAGAAGATCAACAAAAGGCCAAGAGGTTCTGGGCCATCAACGAGGAATTCCAATCATGGAAGCAAAGCGCTTAATCCCATACTCGGTGCACCTGCCAGAGGATGTGTACCTCAAGCTCAAGGAGGCCGCAGGTAACCGCAAGGCATCGGCCCTTGTGCGTGACGCCATCACCTTGATTGTCGAGGGCGACGACGAGTTCAATGGCGGCTACAACAAAGGCGTGCGTGACTGCATCCGCCACATCCACGGCGTGGAACTGTGCAAGGCCATCAGCTACTACGGAGACCCACTGGCCAAGATTCTTGCGGATGATCTGGACGATCTGATCGTCAACCAGAACGTGAAGGGGCGCGGCAATGGCAAGAAAAAAACTTGAGGGCATCGCAGCAGTTGTAGCCAAGCGGGACCCTGTGTCGATCCAAGAGTTGACCATGCAGGACTTCTTTGCGGCGTTCGCGCTGCAGGGACTGCTGGCCTACTACGGCGACCGGTCCGTCATTGAGAGCGACGACGGCCTCACCAGCGTCCACGCAGCAGCTATGGACCACGCAGACGAGATGCTTCAAAGGAGAGCGACATGAGCAACACAAACACAGGTGGGCCAGCGTTTCCAGAGATTCGCATTCATGGAGGCGATAACTACAACGCTCCGACCAAGGTCTACTACGGCGGCATGACCCTGCGCGACTACTTTGCAGCCAAGGCGATGCAAGCGTTGATTATTGCCAATGGGCCAGCGCCACAAGGTGGGTGGCCGACATATGCAGAACGCACCGCATATCTTGTGGCAGACGCCATGCTGAAAGCGAGGCAAGCATGAGCACCACCAAACGCCTGACAAAAGCATTTTCTGATGCCATTCCACTGGGGCCACACCCTAGGCCACACTCCGAGTGGGTTTCAGTGCGACTCGACTTTGTGCAGGAGGTCATCGACCACCTTGAATGGCTTGAAAAAGGCAACGCCGAATGGCGGGATATTGCGGTTTCTCGCACCAAGCAGTTCGCGGCCATTCAAGCAACAGCCCGTATAGCCATTACGCACCTGCAAGCGATACTCAACGGAGCAAGAACACACACTGACCAGCAGGCCGCAGATACGGCGGCTCGCGATTGGTTAATAAGCATCGGGAGTGAATTAACATGATTGAACTGGACGACTGGGCGGCGCACATGATGCGTGCCGAGATTCAACTCAAGGCCATTGAGAAGAAGCTGCTCCGCAAGGACTATCAAAACATCCAAGCGCACGCCGCAGCAGCCAAGCACAACATCGACAAGATGCTCGCGTGGGTGGCCCGCCAAGGCTCCAGCAAGGGCGTGGACGTGGTTGAAATCCTTCAGGGTAACGTGGCAGCACTGCCGGACTCAAGCCACACCAAGAGCCTTCTGATCGCCTCCATTCAGGAGATCGAGCAACTGAGGAATGAGCGGCAGTTCTGGCTCAGGTCAGGCTTTGACATCGGCAAGCAAGATGCAGTCAAAGAATAAGAAGGCACCCACCGTTGCGGAGCGGGAGCACATCACGCGGATCAAGGAAATGGACTGCGTGGTGTGTGGTGCATCAGGCCCGAGCGAGTGCCACGAGATCGAGCAGGGCCAGTGGTTCACCAGCATGCCCCTGTGTGCAGACTGCCACCGGGGCAGCCTCAACGGAATCCATGGACAGAAGCGGATGTGGGCCGTGCGCAAGATGGACGAGCTATCAGCGCTCAACGAGACCATCCGTCTGGTGATGGAAAACATGTAACCAAGTAACCGATTATCGGAAAGTGCAGACTTTCAATCTACACTTTCCGAAAAGCAATCTCCACGCTTTGATTGCCGCTTGTAACCGAGTTACTCCTTCATGGCCTCAACCCGGGCGTTGAAGGCCTGCATCTTCTTGGTGATCATGGCCTCCACCTGCTTGATCGACTCACGAGGCGCGTCACGCTCAAGCAGTTGCTCTTTGCGCTTTCGCAGCTTCTGAATGTCAGAGTAGGTGTTGCGGGCCAATGGCGCAAGGCGTGCCTCTGGGTTGTCCTTCAGGTAGTCAGCAACGGGCTGCCTGCTCTCGCGGCGACCCTTGATCTCGTTCTCGTGCTCATTGAGCTCAGTCAAGTTCTTGTAAAACCGACTGGACTCAGCAGCGGAGCTCTTGGTCTCGCCGTAGAAGCGGCCCACCACGGGAATCTTGTAGGGCGGCAGCTCTTCACCGGTTGCCGTCTTTGTGATGGTCTGCTCAACCTTCAGTGCCTCACGGCCAAGGCCACCCGTCACTTGGCCAATCAGGTAGTCGATCTGGTCCGGCGTGGGGCTCAGGGTGCCGGGCTTGAACTCGGTGCCGCCAGATGCGTAGTTCAGGTACTTCGCCAACTGCGTAGAGAACCAGCTCGCCGTGTCCTTGGCCCGCGTGTAGCCGGGCGTCGGATCGAGGCTGGAGAAGTCCTTGCGTGCAATCGGCTTGCCAGTCCAATCCCGGTTCTCTGTCAGCGCCACGATGGGGTCTGCAAAGGTTGGGGCCAAGGTCTGAGCGGACCAGCCTGCGTTGCCGATGGGGTTGAACGCCTCAAGGTACATGCCGGTCAGCGAAGCAATGCGGTCTGGCGTGTCCTTGAACCCAGACAGCGCCCACTCGGTGATGATGCGGCTTGTGCTTGGGATGACGTGGTAGCCCAATGGCATTGGGAACGTCAGGTACTTGTCACCGCCGATGGGCAGGATCAAGTTGCGCTCACGCACGAACTCTGGGGGTTCCTCGTCGTCAAACCCGGCAGCGGCCAGCAGCGCGGCCTGCATCGTGCCCAGCAGCAAACCGCCGGCCATGATCTTCTTGCCAGCAGGGCCACGCAGGGTCTGAGCCAAGCGAGTCGTACCCTGTACGGCAGCGTTGAAGAAGGCGTACAGCGCACCAGCTTGAACGGCGATCTGGCCCTTGCGGTTGAAGTTCACCGTAAGGTTCTTGGCAATGGAGGCAGCTTCCTGCTTGTCGATGCCGCGATCCAGCGCCGCTTTGTAGGCGGACAAGCGGACGGCGTTTTCCATCGAGTCGTTGTAGTCGCTCAGCCAATTCAGCATGCCACGGCCAGCGGATTTCAGCTTGCCTTCGGTGACCATTTTCAGCTCTTTCTCAAGAGCCTCTGCGCGTTCCTGCGAGCGGCTGAACTGATCTCGGAAACCTGTCTGGCCACCCTCTTCTTGGAACTCATTCCACAGCGTGGCCCATGGTGTGCTCACCGTGGTGCCGTCGCGCTCAGCACGCAAGGCGGAGTAGATGCCCTTCAGAGCAGGCAGAGTGCCCGCCACAACGGCTTTTCTATCCTTGGCAAGGGGTGTGTCGCTCAACTGCAGCGTAGCGCCTTGTACGTCGCGCAAGAAGTTGTAGGCGCCGAAGATCGGGTTGTATTGCGTGTTGACCGAAGCGAACCAGCGGGTGATCTTTGACAGGTTGCCAAGGATCGGGCCAAGCTGATCTGCGTCCAAGTTCTTGAGCGAAGAAATCATCCTCTTCGAGCGAGGATTGTTTGGGTTGAAGAACACGTACCGATCACGCCCATTGAAGCGCATCGACATCACGTTCTCGTTGTTGCGCAGCGTTGCGTTGATGCGCTCGACCACCTGACCGCTGCTCTTGTCCACAGCCTTCTGACGTGGCTCCTTCATCAGGAAGTCCAAGTCTTGCTGCGACAGGCCGAAGCTCAGAAGGTCTTGCGCGGCAGAAGGATCAATCTCTGCCATCGGGTCAATCGGCAGCCAGAAGTCAGGGTTGGGACTCTGCAGGGCCAAACCGAACATGGCCTGCGCCACGCGGTTCTTCTCGGCCTTGATGATGGCACGCTCTCGCTGCAAGGCGCTATTGGCAAGAATGTTGACAACATCTTTTTCTGAGCCCGTTGCCGACCGAGAGAATTTTCCGCGCACATCGAAACCTTGTCCGGTGCCAAGTCCGCCAGCGGTGTAGGCGTAGTCCAGCTTTGCCTCGTCTCGCTTGAGTGGAACATAGAATGGAAATGTTTTCTCCCACTGATTAATCGTTTGGCGAGTCTCATAACCGCTGCTTACCAAAACCTCGCGAGTGGCCTTATTGATGGCATCCATCTTCTTGGCCAGCGCCTCAAAGTCAGTCTTCTGCTGTGGCGTCAGGCCAGCGAGGTAAGCGCGAGCATCTGCGGTGTCAATACCGGAGCCGCCATCAGACATGCCACCGATCTTGGCAACGTGCTTGTTGTAGTCCTCGGCATGACGGTTGT